CCGACATCGACGCTCAGATTGTGACCGGAGATTATTACCGTTTTCCCGGCACGACCGTGACCGTCTGCCGCCTTGGACTCAAGAACGGTTATTCAGTGATCGGTGAAAGCGCCGCAGCATCGCCCGCGAACTTCGATGAGCAGATCGGCCGGCGCATCGCTCATGACAATGCTCGTGCCAAGATTTGGGCGCTGGAAGGCTATCTGCTCCGCACTCGACTGAGCGAAAAAGAGCCGCGCGGGGTCGGCGGGTCGGCTGGCTGACCCGGTTTTGTTTTGAGGGGATGCCCCATGACCATCATTCGCAACATCCGCCACGCGCTGATCCGGTTTATCGCCGGCAACATGCCCGTGGTTATGAACGTTACAATCACCACCAAGGACGGGCGGCCGTCACTTATCGTCGGGTCGCACGGGGTGGTTGCTGGAACGGTGGTGCTTTAGCTCAAGCTTCGCACCCAAGCGTCCTTCTTGTCCCAAGTGTGTGTGCTGCCGAAAGCCTGGACCGTGCTCAACGAGCAAACCATGAATGTACTTGCCACGGGCGAAACGGCGCAAATCAAGCAGTACCGCGTGACTGAGTGGGAAGCGCGGAAGATTGGGTGAAGGCGTAAGCCTCTCAAATGGATAAGCATTCTCAAAATGGCAGGTGTTAAAGGCCGTTCTGGCACCAACAAAGGCAAGGACAAACCATTCCGCGATGCGCTGCGGATGGAGCTTGCTGCATTGGGTGACAGCGGCGACCCGAAAGCTTTGCGCGGTCTAGCTCGAAACCTGTTAGCCATTGCATCGGGCGCTGACGGATTGCAGGCGATTAGGGAAATTGCTGACCGCTTGGACGGCAAGCCGGCTCAGGCAGTTGAGATGTCCGGCAATCTCGCGATTAGCCATGAGGACGCGTTGAATGAGCTTGACGAACCGGGAACGGACGATCCGGCGTCGGCTGAGGGATGACTTCCGACACTACGCCGCGAAGTGTCTCAAAATCAGGACGAAGGCAGGACAGATTGAGCCGCTTACGCTCAACCAGGCTCAACTCTATCTGCATGGCCGGTTGGAAGCGCAGCGAGAGCGGACTGGCAAGGTTAGGGCGTTGGTGCTCAAAGGGCGGCAGCAGGGCATTTCGACCTACATTGGCGGCCGGTATTACTGGCGCGCTTCGCACTCGAAGGGTATTCGGGTTTTCATTCTGACGCATGAGCAGGACGCTACGAATAACCTGTTTGGCATGGTGGAGCGGTATCACTCGCATTGCCCCGATCTGGTGCGGCCTGCGACGGGAGCAGCGAACGCGAAGGAGTTGAGTTTCGAAATACTCGAAAGCGGGTATGCGGTCGGTACGGCTGGCGCGAAGGCTGTCGGTCGGTCTCAGACTGTGCAGTTATTCCACGGCTCGGAGGTCGCGTTCTGGCCGAATGCAAAGACGCATTTTGCGGGTGTTGTTCAAGCTATTCCTGATTTGGCTGGCACTGAGATTGTGCTGGAATCCACTGCTAATGGCGTCGGCGGCGAGTTTCATGAGCGATGGCAGCAGGCCGAGGCAGGGATAGGCGACTACGAAGCGATTTTCATCCCGTGGTTCTGGCAGCCCGAATATCGGCGCGCTGTCCCGGAAGGGTTTGGGCTTGATGAAGAAGAGCAGGCTTATGCTGACGCTCACAAGTTGGATCAGGAGCAGATGGCCTGGCGTCGGGCCAAGATAGCGGAATTGAAAGACCCGTTGTTGTTCAAGCAGGAATACCCTGCAACAGCGGACGAGGCGTTCCAGATGACGGGGCATGACAGCTTCATCAAGGCCGATAAGGTTTTGGCGGCGCGCAAGGCTACCTGTGAAGGGATTGGGCCGCTGGTGTTGGGAGTAGACCCGGCACGGTTCGGTGATGACCGGTTCTCGATTGCATGGCGAAAGGGCCGGCAGGTTTCGAAGCTGGAAAGTAGGTCGAAGATTGACACCGTAGCCGGCGCGAATTGGGTCAAGCAGATCATCGATGTTGACGAGCCGGCGCGCGTTTTTGTGGACGTTGGCGGGCTTGGTGCGGGGGTCGTCGATATTCTGCATAGTTGGGGCGGAAAATATCTCGACTTAGTCAAGCCGATCAACTTCGGGTCGGAGCCGCAAGAGCCACACGTTTTGTTGCCGGATGGGACCAAATCGGCTGGGCCGCGCAATCGCCGCGCTGAGATGTGGTCACGATCCAAGGATTGGCTGGATGAGCCGGGTGGCGCGGATATTCCAGACAAGGACAGTTTGCAAGCCGATGCTTGCGGGCCGGGATATTCCTACGACGTGAACCAGCGGCTTCAATTGGAAAGCAAGGAACACATGCGAGCGCGCGGTGTGCGATCCCCTGACGAGTGGGACGCAATCGCGCTGACCTTCGCTGAGCCGGTGCACGAGGTCATAGAGAGGCCACGCCGTCACCGGGCTTCCGGGAATTGGATGGGCGCATAATCAATGGCAGATGACGAAAGCCTCGACGCTGGTAGCGATACTGGCGAAGGCAAAACTGCGTCCAAAAACTGGCCGGCCGTTCACGATCAGGCTATGAAGGACTATGATCGTGCGTGGCAGCATGATCGCCGCAATATCGAGGAAGCATATGAGGATTTGGCATTCCGGCGCGGCAATATCGAGGATCAGTGGGACCCGAAGGCGTTAGAGGCGCGGAAGGGCCGGCCAACGCACGTCATCAACGAGATTCCGCAGTTCATTCGACAGGTCACGGGTGACATGCGGCAGGCAAAGCCGGGCATCAAGGTTGTCCCGGTTGACAGCAACGCTGATCCAAAGACGGCTGAGGTTCTGGCCGGGTTGGTGCGATACATCGAAAATCGGTCCTATGCTCAGAGCGTCTACACGCAGGCGGCGGACAGCCAAGTCGCGGCTGGTATCGGGCATTGGCGCGTGCTGACGGAATATGCGTCGTCAACGACGTTCAATCAGGAGATCAGGATCGGGGCCATTGGCGACGGTGTTGCCGTGGTGTGGGACGCCGACGCGGTGTTGCCGACTCGCGAAGATGCGATGCACGTCTTCGTGCCGGTTGACATGTCGTTGGCACGGTTCAAGGCGACGTGGCCGAATGCGAAGTCGGAAGGCTTCGAGATCAAGGAAGGCCAACCCTTCTACGACTGGTACGGCGACGATTTTATTCGAGTTGCCGAGTATTGGGTGAAGCGGCCGATCAAGCGGCTGCTGGCGATGGCACCGGATGGTGCGATTACTGATCTGACTGACCGCGCCGCCGATCTGGATGACGAAACCAAGGCGCTCTACATCGAGCAGGCCAAGGCGCAGGGTTATCGTATCGAGGAGCGCGATAGCTTCAAGGTGGTGCAATACAAAATCACCTGCGCTGAAATACTCGAAGAGAACGAATGGCCGGGCCTGCATATCCCGATTGTGCCAGTGATAGGCGAGGAAGTTTACATCGGCCGTTCGGTCTACCGTCATGGCATTGTGCGCTATGCGAAAGAACCGCAGCGCATGTTGAACTACTACGCTTCGGCAGAAACCGAAGTTATCGCGCTGCAACCAAAGGCGCCGTGGATCGGAACGGAAAAGCAGTTCGAGAAGAATTATGATCTGTGGGAAACGGCGAATACGGAGAACCACCCGTTTCTCGAATACACGGCCGACCCTCAAGCGCCGGGGCCGCCGCAGCGCGTTGCGCCTCCGGTCGCGTCTCAGGCTATCATGCTTGGGAAACAGCAGGCGTCGGAGAAGTTGAGGGCTGTCATCGGCATCTACGATGCTTCGCTTGGCGCGCGCTCCAATGAGACGAGCGGCATTGCCATTCGGCGCCGTGATGCTCAGGCCGACACCGGGACGTTCGTGTATCACGCCAACTTCTCACTGGCGATCCAGCGCACCGGGCAGATTATCGTCGACCTCGCGCCGCACATCTACGACGCGGAGCGGACTATTCGCATTCTTGGCGATGATGGGAAGCCGGACCTCAAGACGATCAACCGCAAGACGTTGAAAGACGGCATCGAGGTTGTCGAGAACGACATCACGGTTGGTTCGTATGACGTGATGACGGTTGCGGGACCAAGCTACGCGACGCGCCGCGAGGAAGCCAGCGAAGCGCTGACCGCGTTCATTCAGGCATTTCCGCAAGCCGCGCCGGTCCTTGGTGATGTTTACGCCAAGATGCAGGATTGGCCGGACGCAGAGAAGGTGAGCGAGCGGCTTGAGTTGCTGCTACCGCCGCAAGTGCAGGCGAAGTTGAAGCAGGAGCGTACCGACCCCGACGCGCCGCCCGAGCCGCCGACGCCGGAAGAACAGCAGGCCCAACAGGAAGCACAGATCAAGCAACAGGCAGTTATGCTTGAGCTTGAAGGCAAAGCACTCGAAAACCAACAGAAGAAAGTCGAGATCGCGGCCAAGGCGAAAGAGGTTCAGCAGCCGGCCGAACAGCCGGATCATGCAGCCGCTATCAAGGCTCAGGCCGAAATGATCAAGGCTGAAAACGACGCCCGCATGGCCGATCTGGAATACCGCGCCAAGGAGCAGGAATTGGCGCAAAAGCAGCGCATGGCGGAAGTCGAATTGCAGATCAAGATGGTTGAGCTTGCGAGCAAGCAGGCTGGCATCGTGCAGTCGCACGAGCGGCACGAGACAACGATGGTGCATGACGCCGAGCGTTATCGCCAACAGCAGGAGCGGGCAAGCGAACCCGCTGAATAGGAATTCCGGCGCTTGACGCTGGTAACGCCGCCTTCGGGCGGCTTTTACATGGACGACACAATGAGCGACGAAAATACGCTGGCGGCAACGCCGGGCGACGATGAGATTGTGAATCTGGATCAGCCTGAAACGCCGCCGGGAGATACTGGGGCGAAGGTTGAAG